TTGTTAGATGAAGTTAATAAATTACGTAAAGAAGTTAAAATTTTAAAGGAGAAAAGCTAATGCCTGATGTAACGGTAACATTTACAGACGCACAATGGACAAGGATTGTTGCCGCTTCTTCATTTATTCTAAGAATAGATGAGGGAGACGTAGACGCAACTAAATTAGCAGCTAAATGGAAAACTTTAGAAACTGAGAATGTAAAAGCATACGAACAATCTCAAGCATCTATAGATGACTTTTAGTAATGCGTCGTGTAAAGCACGTCATACGAGCTAGGGAGAAACACCCTGAGTGGACTCTGGGCTATATAGCTAAGAGGGTTGGTACCAGCAGAGAGAACGTTTGGCAGATTTTGAATAGACGAGGTATGCCTACCGCTGCTACTCGTCCTAATCCAGAGGACAAACCCCCTAAAGTACGTAGAAGACGGTGTAGAGTTTGCCGTAAGATACTTATAAATCCAATTAACCGTGGAAAAGTCCCTCCACTATGTAAAGGTTCTTGCTATTTTCAGTGGTATTATGCTAAAATAAGATGTGAATGGTGTGGTGTTGTTTTCTATAGACGTAAAGCTGTAATTAAGCACCGAGCATTAGTAGGAAAGAAGCGAACTTATTGTACAGTAGGCTGTTATAAAAATAGAAAGCGGGTGTATAGTGGAGATAAATGATGACTTAATAAGGCAATGGGAGCCTAAAGTGCAGAAAATGGCTTCCAAAACTTCGATTGTGGGTATGGAGCAGGAAGATATAGCTCAAGAACTGCGTTTAGTGATATGTAAGGCAGCAAAAAAGTATAGTCCGGATAGAAATGCCTCCTTCCACACATATTTACATACCAGTATGGTAAATACTATACGAACTCTTATCACAAAAGCACAAGCACGGTTGAAAAGACAACCTGTTTTCATTCAGATTCCAGATGACGGGTCAAATCAGACCCTTGAAGAGTTAGCAGCCGTAGAAGACCCCGGATTTAACACAGTAGCCTTTGTAGAAGAACTAAAACAGTTAAACTTAACCCCTACGGAACAAAAATACATAGAAGCTAAGTTAAATAAGTATAATAATAAGGAAATTTACTTTAAATTAGGAGGTATTTCTCCTCATAAGATACGAGCGCAAGTTAAAGACAAGTTATTGAATTATTATGCCTACCAAGACGAATAAACAACTGACCTGTAGAACCGCATTCTCTGTATACGAAAAGTTGTATAAAGATATGACTGGACAGGAGTATGTGGTTTCTACTTTTATTGGTCGAGAAATGAGCATGTTAAAGAATGCTATAGACAAGCATGATTATTATGGTGTTCTTTGCGCTTTACTTGCATCCCTCAAGAAGAATGGCAAGACCGCCACCATCCCCTACACTTTAGGGGGACTCTCTTATTACCTTCCCGATTGCAAAAGACCTGACCTTTACTGGTTAGTGTTGACACGCCCTTCCGATTCCTGTAAAATAATCTGGAGACGTTTAATGCGCTTGGAAACCAAGTGGTTTCCTGCTGCGTCTGACAAAAAAACGTATTCAAACTTAGTTTTACAATTGGAGCAGAAGTATGGCTTACAAGGAACGCAAGCGGAACTCACCCCGACTACTTAATTCTTTAGGGCAAAGAGCGGCACCCACTGATAAATTCAGAGTTGTTGGTATCAATAATGATGCTAGACAAGTCTGGGATTATGGTGTATACTCCTCTTATACAGATGCCAAGCGGGTGGTAGATAATCCCCCTGACACGGCATGTAATTTTTACATACACAATAGTTATAACCGAGTAATGTACTCATCAAGGTAGGGTAAATATGGATAGTGCTAATTTTAACTTCATGGAGTCAGCTATTGTTTACGGTCTTTGCAGCGAAGATAACTATCGTAAATTCAAGTTTCCTATAAAGAACTTCGTTGTTCATGGGGATGTGGTTCGTTTCATCAATTCTCATATAGATGAATACAAGGAGTTTCCTGAACCTAGTGTTCTGACGGAGACTTTCCCTAAGTTACGGACTGAAGCGGTCACCACTAACTTCGATTATGCTCAAGATGAATTTAAGAAACAGGTCTTGTTTAGAGAAATAGTAAATTCGTTTAGTACAAACAAGGCTGTATTACAAGACAACCCTAAAGCTGCCCTGAGTGCTATTACTCAATCTCTCGCAGATGTTGAGGTTACCTATGATGAGGATGTATCGTACTACGATACTGGGGATTCTGATAGATTCGCGGAGTGGCAAGCCCGTAATAAGAAGCGAGAGATGGGAGAGGGTATGATTGGGATACGAACTCCCTTTAGAACCATCAATAGTACAGGAATGGGTTGGCAGGAAGGTGACTTAATATCTGCTTTTGCCCGTCCTACCGTAGGGAAGACTTGGTTATGTGTGAAGGTTGCAGCAGAAGCTATACTAGATAACCAAAGAGTACTATTAGTATCTACAGAAATGACCAAGCGTTCGATAGAAATGCGGATGGATGTCATACTTGCCAATATGATGGGGTATAAACTCTCTCACAGGGCTATACGATCTGGTCAACCTCTGGATGAAAAGGTATATAAGAGGTTTCTTTCGGAAACAAATACCAATAAATTGTTAGTATGTGATCATATTAATGGTGAGGACAGTATATCCTTACCGAGTATCGCAGGACTAATACGTAAATACTCACCTGACCTTACCGTTATAGATGGGGTATACCTAATATCCACATCAGATTCACGAAAGGCAGCGTGGGAACAAAGCCATAGCTTATTCTACGGGCTTAAGAATTTTGCGTTATCGCAGAATAATGCTATAATGGTTTCAACACAGGCTACAAGGGATGCGTCAAACATGTTTACGCCTCCCAGAGCAGATCAGGTTGCATTTGGCGATGCCCTTATCCGAGCTTCTGACGTTGCCCTGTCGATGTGCATGGTAGAAGACGTTGACGATCAAAGGGAAATACAGTTTCAGAAGTATAGGGATGGGGACTTACCGGTTGATAACTGCACCTTTACTTGGAATGTTGATAGTGGACAAGTTGAAGAATTCGATATAGGACTATAGGAGGTCTACAATGGGATTACTTAGTTGGTTCAAAGATGATGAGGACAGCATAGTTGTAAAAACTGGGCGTAGTAAGGGGCCGGGGAAACCTTCGGTCGCTATTACAGTTGGGGATATCCGTAACGGGTCTGTCTCTGACTCCAGCGGGTACAAAAATGAAGTTGTTCTGTTCGTTAGAGCAAACAAAGCAGATCGTAAAGCGAAGGCGTAATGTTTGATTGGGCATCAGTGTTATTAGAGGCGGGTATTGAAGTACCTGCTGGCGAAGAACAGTTCAATATTCTTTGCCCCTTTCACTATGACCAACACACTTCATGCTCCATAAACACTAGTAAAGGTGTGTGGATTTGCTTTCGGGGGTGTGGTCAGGGTAGCCTAAGAGGTTTCGTTCAAGAGTACTTGAATATTTCCTCAGGGCAAGTATCTCAACTCTTAGGAGATCATAGTGTATCAGTTGATACAGATTTCTTCGATGAATTTGAGGTAGAGCCTACCCACCTACCGGAAGTGGACTTCCCGTTCAACCAAAAGTTTGTACCCAACTGGGTTTTCAGTAGGGGTTTCAATAAACAAACGTTGAAGAAATGGGGTGCAGGGATAACGGCGGAGAATGGGTTAGCGGTGCCCATTAGGGATTTAGGTAACATTGTCGTAGGTTGGGTGGTACGTCGGGAGAATGGGTTTCCAAAATACTTATACCCACAAAACTTTAAGAAATCTAGAGTTTTGTTCGGAGGTAATTTGATAAAGCCTTCAAAATTATTGTGTATTGTTGAAGGGCCACTTGACGCAATGTGGTTAAATCAGTTAGGATATAATGCAGTGGCTATTTTAGGTATGTCTATATCGAAAAAGCAGGTGGACTTGGTACAAGAGTTGCCAGTAGGTGAAGTGGTGGTGTGCCTTGATAATGATGAGGCTGGACAGATAGGTAAGGAGAAAGCCTTGACATATCTGGGACAGTCAGCTAGAATAGCATATGTTGACCTTCCTTCACAATATAAGGATGTTCAAGATATACGAGATAAACAGGTGATTGATAAAATAATCCAAGACCGGGAATACTGGTAGGAGGATACGAATGAGTGGAATAAAGTCTATACAAGAGCGAGCAAATCGTTCAACATCTTCAGAGCGATCTAATTCAGGTGGTCTCAGGAAAGAAATGTGGTTACGAGATGGTGACCAAGCATTTATTATTCCGGTAGCTACCGGAGACGATGATGATCCGTTCTTGGAAGAATATTGGATGCATACATTTAGGGATGAGAATACTTTCAAAAGTATACTATCTGGGCCAGATGGCCCTCTAGGGGTAGTTCCCTCGGACAGTAAGCCTCAACACAGGTTTGCTTTCTGGACATACGTTACAGAAGTATTTCATTCTGAGCGTCGGATAGATTCATGGGAATCAACTACAGGCCCATCTGGAAAGACAATGTACAAAGAGGTCGTCAATGACTTCCGTATTTTGCCTCTAACCTTTGGTCGGGGTAACTACATCTGGAACCAGTTGGTAGACGTTTACAATGATTGGGGCTACTTGAATAAAGGAGTCGTAAGAGTTCGTCGTACAGGGGCAGGATTGGATACCACCTATACGATAACCGCAACCACTAAAGAGGATGAGATACCTGAGGACAGGTACAACACTATCGGAGACCTTCAATCCGTAAAGGATTACATGATGGAAACGTATAGTGAGTCCAGTGCACCGTCGGAAGAACCTGCTGCAAGCGTCCCTAAGACAGCTACACCATTGGTTGTGGGGGATGATGAAGTAGTGGAGTATCTTCCTTCTGATGATGACAGCGACTTACCATTCTAGTGTTAGTACTAAATGAACAACAATTCAATTCTGCGGTTGCTACACTCAGTAATTATGAGGACTGGACAATAGATTGTGAAACAAATGGTCTGGACGCATACTCCTACCACCAATTGTGTGGAATTGGGGTAGCGGTTCCAGACCATACGTTTTATTTTCCCTTTAGGCATCAAAGTTTAGGTGGAAACCTCGACCCTAAGTACCTATCTCCTCTATTTGACGAGTTAAACAAGATAAAACGTGTTGTAGCGTACAATTTGAAGTTTGATGTACCCTTTTTAGAGAAGGAGGGGCTAAAGCTAGACGATAAGCAGCTAATTGATGTGATTGTGATGGCTAGACTGACTGAATCGAGCAGTGTCAACACTTTATCGCTGACGGAGACCATTTCTAGGCGTTTTGGCCCGAATAATGCCGCTTATGACAAGGAAACCAAGCAAACTTTGGTAAAAAACAAGTGGAACCGTGACTTTTCCTTGTGTCCAACCGAAATTTTGGGGCCTTACTGTGAAAAAGATGCTTATTGGACGTTAAAGGTGTATGAAGACTGTCTTGCGAAGATAAAGAAGAGCAATCAAGAGGATGTGTGGCAGATGCAGGTGGAGTTAACGAGAGTTTTGTTAGATATGGAGCGTCAAGGCATACGAATAGACCAAAGGTATGCTTCAGCGGTATTAGATAAGCTTAGTAGTCGTAGTGTAGACGTACAACACCGCATAGAGACTCTTGCTGGGAAGATATTTAATATATCTAGTCCCCAACAAGTCGGCGCATACTTTAATTCAGTGGGTATACATTCACCCATGAAGACTGCATCGGGAGCAGAGGCTTGGAACGAGGGGGCGTTAGTGCAAATAAACCACCCCGTAGCGGGTCTGATACGGCAGCACAGGACGTTGGCGAAGTTAAAGTCAACATACATCGAACCGTACCTTGAAACGTCTGTGATGCATACGACCTTCGCTAATTGGGGAACTGTTACAGGGCGGTTATCTTCACGCAGTCCTAACCTCCAAAACATCCCACGCAACCATTTTAAACTTTATGATGTCGATTTCACACCGGAAGAACTCTTAGATGTTAGGGAACGAGTGGGGGCGACCATAGCTTCTAAAGGTGGTAATGCTTTAGATAGTAAGAAACTAAGCGATGAAGTTATCAAGTCGTGGGGATTTATGGGTGATGAATCTCTTGATGAGTCTAACTCTGGGCAGGTTTCTATCCGTAGGTTGTTTGTGCCGAGAGCAAATCATTACTTAGTGTCTTATGATTACTCTCAAATGGAAGTTAGGATGTTTATGTACTACATAAACAACCCAGATATGTTAGAACTTATGAGGCAGGGGGATGTAGATTTTCATGGTGAAGCTGCAAAGCTGGCGTTCAAAGTAGACGAGGATAGTCCGGACTTTAAATTTTATAGACAGCTTGCTAAGACAATTACATTCGGAGTGATTTACGGTATTGGTAAAGATAAGTTAGCCCAACAGTTGAAAACCACTCCTAACGAAGCTGCGAGATATAAGAAAGAATACTTCGCGAACATAGCGGGGTCAAAGAAATTCTTTGACACAGTTGTCAGAATGATTGAACACCGTGGGTGGGTTCAGAATAAGTTCGGCAGGATTTACAAAGTGCCTTCAGATAAGGGGTACAAAGCGGTCAACTACCTGATACAGGGAACCAGTGCCGACTTACTGAGTGAACGTATGATTGCAGTTGCAGAGTATTTAGAAGATAAAACAAGCACTATGTTGCTACAGGTACATGATGAAATTATCTGTGAGATACACAAAGATGAGGCACATGAGGTTGTCCCCGCAATTAGAGAATTGTTAGAGACAAACTCGTTAGATATACCCTTACAGGTAGACTTGGAAGTGTGTGACCCTTCTTGGGCGACTAAAAAGGATTTCGTATTGACGGAAGCCCGAGAACCTGATACAATTAGTAATTACATAGATTGGGATTAAGGAGAATTTAATGGCAAAAGTATCACAAGAATTGTCATTTACTGTGAATTTAGGAAATTACAATTCCGCAAAAGCGACGGTTGGTATTTACGATCTTGATACTGACCACGATATAGAAGAACAACTTGAGTCTGCTAAACAAGCTTTAGGAAAGGCTTTTGTTAAACTATATAAACTGGCTGATGCGGAAGTAGAAAAGATTTTAAAGGATGCTGGATAATGAATGAAATTACACGAGCGAAGATTCTTGAAGCTGTTCTCTCTGAAAGAGAGAGGCAGGACGAGAGGTGGGGTGACCAAACGGGGAATAGTGATTTAGAGTGGATGTCCATTCTAACTGAAGAAATTGGTGAGGTTGCTAAAGATGTGAACGCCCACCGTGTAGCAGGGATGTTTGAGGAGCTTATCCAATGTGCGGCTGTTTTGTTTGCGTGGTCAGAAGCCTATATTAATAGGGGTGGATTAAAAGATGACGGCGAATAACCTGTTCAAAAACCTATTAGATGATAAGACTTTAGGTTTAGTAACTGGGGACTCAGACGAGTTTTCTTACGAGAAGATACCCTTCAACTTAGCGGGCTTGGATAGAATTACTAACGGAGGGATACCAAAGAAGAAGTTCTCTTTATTCTTTGGGGGCTGGTCGTCAGGCAAGTCTTACCTTGCTAGTCAATTATGTAAGTCCGTTCAAGCTCAAGACGGGGTTGCTCTTTGGGTAGATACTGAAATGTCTTGGGATGCAGTGTGGATGGATAAGTGTGGGCTGGATACGTCCAGCATGTTGATAAAACAAGCACCCTCCGCAGAAGAGGCGTACAAGGCTATGGAAGCCGGTCTAAAGGCTGGGGTTGACTTAGTTGTGTTAGACAGTGTAGCTGGTCTTATACCGGAGCAAATTACTGAGAATAAAGATTCTTTTGGGTATAGCCCGATAGCATGGCAAGCAAGATCGTGGAACCAAGCCTTAGTTAGGCTGCTTCCGTTATTGAAGCATGGTTCAGCATTGGTTGTCATCAATCAGGTTAGAGGTTCTATGGGGCCTGTGTCTGCTATTGAAACCATGCCGGGTGGTAAAGGGCAGCAGTTCTTTGCTCATGCTGTAATGGAGACTCGTAGGGGCACTTATATCAAAGAGAAGGATAAGCGTGTTGGGTTTATGATACAAGCAGCACTACTGAAAGATAAGTTTGGGGGAGAACGGTGGGAGCAGATTGAGATACCCTTCCGTATTGAGGGTGGCATAGATACCAACGAAACCTTTTTACGAGAAGCTTTGGAGAAAGGTATCATAACCAAACGTGGGGCATGGTATTTTTGCGACAAGTTCCCCACAGGGAAGCTTCAGGGGTTTGATAACTTACGGAGCTTTGCTGAGGAGTACCCAGATGAAATGCAGAAGATAATAGATGCCATCGAAATTCTGGACTGAACAGGAGAAGCTCATACAGAAGTGTATAGAAGAAACTGGATTACGATACATATCTCAAGCTAGGTTTGGTACATATGATGTAGATTTCTACCTACCTGAGATAGAAGTAGTTGTGGAAGCAGATGGCCCTTTCGGTCATTTAGCTAGACGAGATGCAGAGAGGGATGATAAAATAAAGAGTATGGGGATAGAAGAGGTTTGGCACTTTAGGGAAAACACATTGGAAACTATAAAGGAAAGATTATGTCAGGAATTAAACAGATTAGAAGCCAGTCTTTAGGTATGGGGGAACTCATATCTAAGGATAAATGGCTAATTAAACAGTTAGAAAGCACTATGGTTCCTGCGGGGCGACCGCCTAGGGCGGGGGTGTTCTACCCTTCCAGCTTAGGAAACCCCTGCGATAGGTTCCTTTACCTCGCTTACAATGGTTTGATGCCCGCCCTAGATGTAAAACCTAAGCTGCAACGCATTTTCGATACAGGTGGTTCGTTTGAGGAGCGGATGGAAAAGTATTTAGAAAAAGCTGACATGTTAATAGCTCGGGAAGTAGTAACTACGTTTAATGACCCCCCGCTTTCCGGAAGAATTGACTTCATTATAAAAGATGGTACGGATAACGGGGCTATTTTAGAGTTAAAAACAATAAAGTCTGAGGGGTTTTCCAAGTTGAAAAGCCCAAAACCAGAACACTTAGTCCAAGTTCAGTTGTATTTGAATACAGCAGACCCGGAAAGTGGTTACTTATTGTACGAGAATAAAGACACTCAAGATTTGAAGTCCTTCAAAATATTGCGTGACCCCATTTTATGGAAAGATTTGGTGAGTAGGTGCCATAGAATTATGGGGATGAAAGAAGCTCCTGCAAAATGTACTGGAATGTGGTATTGTGATTGTAAGAAGGTGTTACTATGAAAAAACGATGGTCGTATGAAGATGCCGTATCTCAGGCTAAAGAGTACGTAGATAGTATTTCTGTGCCGGGGTTCGCCTTAAATGTAGAAAAGCCTCAAGAAGGTTTAAACTTCGCTGACGTTATGAAAGCTGATAATAAACACCTTGTAGATTACCTAGTTATGTACGGGGGTTCTAAGAGTCTCTTAGAGCAACACGTAGCTGACTTAGAAGCTAGGCGTGGTGCAATGGAAGCCCAGTTTGATGAAGGGTATAATATTGCAATCTTTCAGTTGAATCAAAAATATGAAGCTGAAGCAAAGAAGAAGCCTACTAGAGATCAGATGCGGGGGGAAGTGCTTATGACTAACCCCGCACTAATGGACTTACGTAGAGATTGCATTGATATAAATACAGCATACCAAAAAGTTTTGGGGGAGTTGAAGTTATACACTTCAGCCTATGCTACCGTTTCTAGATTTGTGGCTATAAGAACTCAAGCATATGAGGAGAAGACAGATGATCGAAGAACTTTTAGCTAAGATAAGTTATATAGAATTGGGTCTTTCAGCGTTGAAATACAACGTGATAACTGGGAGCACTCATGAAGGGCTAAGGATTGTAGATGATTTAGCGCAAGTATTGTTAGACTTCAATGAAGATTTAGAGAACGAGTCAGGGATGCCTGAATGATTGGTGGAATAGATTGTTCTTCAAAAGCAGTTCACCTAGCTATCATTGATGAGGGTGAATCCATCGTGGAGTTGAAGAAGTATGGTAGCAAGGAAAAATTGGCGGAGGGTCGGTTTTATGAGATACTTGATCAAGTATATGATGATTTAAGTATAATAAATATAAGCGCAGCAGCGATTGAGTCTGCTATATACATTCAAAATGCGAAGGCCACAATAGCCATTGCTTCGGTGGTAGCGGGCGTAAAATACGGTTTACATAGGAGTAGCATCTCTTTCAAAGCTGTGGATAATAATACATGGAAAAGACAAGTGTTAGGGCGTGGTAACGCCAAGAAGTCTGATATAATGGACTTCGCTGTAGATTTGTGGGGGGATAGATTCCCCGAACAGGATTATGCGGATGCAGCCTGTATAGCATTATGGGGGAAAAGATATGGAAGATAAGTTTAAGATATATGTTAATAAGTCTAAAAAAGAAGACCACGTAGTTTACGAGGATAAATTCCCTGAGGGAACTACCTTAGAAGATTTACAGGAAAAACATGGTGTGGTTATCTGGTGTAAATATCTAGCCTGTGTCTACAATAAACAATTTGACGATACCCAAAGAACTACAGGATCGTTACAGAAGAATAGCAGCTATAAACCAATCAGTGAACGAGAAAATGTTTGGCGGGGAATTTGCACAAGAGATGAAATTGGGGTGGGTTTTCAAGAATTCTTTTCTAACGGAGCTAAATTTAAAGTGCCTATGTGTTTCAACGCAGCTACTAATAAGACAGGATATATGGACTTTAGCAAGTTACTGCAATCTGATGGAAGTCCTTACGGAGGAAGTATAGAGTCCCAAAACTCCGCCTACTTTTCGCCGCCCACCGACGACCAAGACTTCAAAGATCGACCGATGCCTGACCATGACGGTGTACTATAACCTATGCCTAAAACTATTCCCCAAGAAGTAAAAAACCGTGCTATGGAGTTATACCTACAAGATGATTCCTCAGCACGGCAAATCGCTGACGCAGTTTCTTCAGAGTATTCTGTCCAAGTAAGTAACCAAACGGTGTATTCTTGGGCTAAGAAATATGATTGGGACTCCAAGAGAACTGACATAAAAACTAAAGCTTTGGAGAAAACTGTTGAAACGGAATCAGGTAGGCTTGCTAGGCTTCAACAGGAACACCTAGATGTTTACGGGAATATACGAGAGAAGGCTACAACTGAATTAAATAATCTCACATTCGACAGAGCTTTTGATGCTGTAAAAGCTGCATCCATAGGCATAGATGGTGAGCGGCAAGTAATTGAAGGCTTGATTAATTTACAGTTTGTACAGGATGTTATACAAATTCTAATTGATGAGATTGACGACCCTGAAACAATGCAACAAATAGCCGCTAAACTTAGACTGCTTGTTTCTAACACTAATAAATCCGAGAAGGTAACAGTCATTGAATAAAGCGGAAACAGTTTCGGTTGTAGACGCATTAGCTTTAATGGCTGACCAATTAGAAACTAGTAAAAAATTTGCTGTTGGGGGCTTTTGGGATTTTGTAAGAGATGTGTGGTCACAAAGTTTCGACAACCCAGATTTATTTAACGCATGGCATGTGGGTAGGATTTGTGAGGATGTAGAGTATGCGTTAGAAGAAGGATTGAATTACGTTAGCGTGTTACCACGAGCGCATTTTAAATCTACCATTTTAGGTCATGCCTTTGCTGTATGGCGGCTGTTAAAAATGGGAACTAACTCTAACACCTTGTACCTTTCTTACAGTGCTTCAATGGCTCAGTATCATATAGGAGAGCTAAACAAAGAGGTAGTTCGGAATCCCGTATTAATGCAGTGGATGGTAGATAAAACCCCTCGTGGGGATTTTACTTTTAGGTATTCAGTTGACGGTAAAGTTGCGGAAATTTTACATGGGGGATTATTTTCATTCAAACGTGGACTACACGTTAACGGGGCATTGGTTGCAGATGACATCCTGCGTGACCCCGACAACCCGTTAGCTGTCGGTCAGATGAATAAAATTGAAGATCACTTCATGACTGAATCTATGTTTATACCCAACCAAGGGTGCCCAATCATAGTGGTGGGAACTCCAATGATACCCGGCGATCTTCTAACGGTGCTAGAGAAAGATGAAAGGTTTTTTACAAGGAAGCTTCCCGCCTTAGACCCAGAGCCGGGTCGTAGGGTTTTGTTCCCTAAGTTGTATACCGAAAAGTTTTTACTTGATACGCAAAAAGCTAACCCTAAATCTTTTGCATCAGAATTTTTATTGCAACCAGCGTTTAGTACGGAGGCTTATTTTTCTTATGATGAAATTTCCAGATGTGAAGATGCCAACTTACGTAGTTTATCTGCTACGACAGAGCATCTCTTTGATGAAAGCGATGAGATTTATGCGGGATTCGACGTAGGTAAAAAACGGCACCCCTCACATTTAGTTATCTTTAAAAGAAATGGTAGCTATATAGAACAGATTCACCAATCTTTCTTAGATGGTTGGGATTACGCAGCGCAAATCGAATACCTGAATGACGCAGCTAAGAATTTCAATATTACTAGAGGTTATATAGATAATACCCGTGGAGA